CCTCCGACGCTTCGGACCAGGGCAGGTGCATCAGGTCGTCCGTGCTCAGCGAGGGCGAGCCGTTCGCGAGCTGTGCGGCCAGTGTCGTCTTGCCCGTGTTGGGCCCGCCGCCGATCACGATTCTCATTCGGGCGGCGCGCTTTCTGTCGCCCCAAGGATCTCCGCACCTTCGGCCGGCTCCTGCAATCCGAACTTGTCGCGCACCGCAGCGGCCTCGACCTTCAGCCCTTCCTGCACCCACGGTAACAGCGCTTCAGTGAACGCGACAAGATCCTCCACCTCTTCGATCGCTAGCGTCGCGGTCGGATACATCTCATCGGGCGGCGGACCGAAGTTCAGATCGATCAGCGGCCGCACCAGATCGCGGTTGATCGTTGCGCTGAGTTGCGACGCATCGCTCTGCATGATGTCGTTGCGCACCTCGCCGTGGACCTTCGCCTGCGACAGCGACGCACCGTCGTCCGTCGTCATGGTCTGACCCAGCACAGCCTTGCTCGTCTGCTTGTCGAGCCAGTTCGTCAGGACTTCGAAGAGACCCTTGCCGTCTCCGACCTGCTCAGCTTTGATGATCTCCATCTCCATCGACTTCGGAATCACAGCGGCCGCGTCGGTGCCGATGTTCGCCACTGCGGTCTTCAACGTGTCGATGTCCTTGGCGTTGTGCGGCTCCGAATCGTACTTACCGAGCCGCAGCGGAATGCCAAAGATCTCTGCGAAGATCATCCAGTCCTTGAGCGCGAATGACTTGTATAGATGTAGCGAGGCAACGATGCGGGCGAGGCCGCCGCGAATGCTCAGGCCGGATTTGAGCTTGGGCCGGTGCGTCATGAACTTGCACGGCTCGAGCGGGATACCATCGGCGGATGACTCATTGGTGAGCAGCATCAGCTCGTCGCCGCGCTGTCGATCGAATCGGAAGAATCTAGGATCGCGCCACTCGTAACGCCGCGGCTTCCATTCGGTCGCGTCACGCTGCCAGATGATCTCGACGACGCTGTAGCCTTTGCCCAACGCATCGAGCAGGTCAAGCAATGAGTCGATCAAGCGCGGATCGTCCAACACGTCTTGCGTGAACTCCTGCTGCTCCACACTGCGAGCATCGTCCGGATCCGCAGCGGACACGACAAGCGGCAGCGCCTGGACTGAGACCTTCCGTGTGCCCAACACGCTGCGGTAGTGCGGGTCACGCTCCTCCATCTCTTCGGCGAGGGTCAGGTAGTCGCGCGGGTCCGAACCGTCATCGACCTGCTGCAGGATCGTTCCGAGCTTCTCCGGTGTGAGACCGCGAGCGATCGACATCTGACTGAACACGTTGCGCACACCAGCGAGCGATGCGGTTGCGATCTCTTCGGTGAGGATCTGGGTCCGGACAGGTCGGCCCTGTGCGTCAAGTATCGGCATGATTCATCGCCCTTCGCAGCGGGTTCCCACACAGTAGCACGCTCTGCTCATCGGCCCCTCGGAACATGAGTCGCACCGGCGTAGCGCCGAGATCCTTTGCGGTCTGCACGAGGCGACCCAGATCTTGATCGAACAACTGGCCCCATCGCTTCGCATTGTGGAACGGCGGCGGTGCCTTGCGCTGCTCGTCGCGGGTCGGCTCGCCGACACACAGCGCTTGGTCACCGTCTAGCGATGATGTTACGGCGCGGCTGGCTTCCATGCGGCCGAAGATGATCACAGCGCCCCACCTTCCCCAGCCCACATCCCCCGCGGCCGAACCGGAGTGTACGCAATATCGGACACCTCGGCTCGACTCGCATCGTAGGCCAATGCGATCGCGACACCGGCGTCACCGTGACGCGGCTTGCGGTCCAACTTCGACACCACCCGATTCTTCGGCAGCTTCGGCACGCCATGGATCAGTTGGAACTGGCGCAGGTCACTGAGGATGTCTGCATCGCGAGGGATCAAGATCTTCCGGTCTTCGAACGCGGCACGCAGCGGTGGCAGCATCTCGCCGTAACGTCGCTCCGTCAGGTGCACAGCTTCGATCTTGTCTTCGCCGTACTTCAGCACAGCCGCCTCGGCGAGCGCTTGCCCGTTGCCACCCGCATCGAACTTCGCGGCCATGAGCTTGGGCAATCCATCCAGCAGATACATGACGACCTGCTCCTGCTGCTGGAACGGAACGTTCCGCAACTCGATGATGAAGGGGCAGCGCCGCGACAACTTCTGCTCCACCGCGAGCGGGCACAGCACGGTGATGTCGCTGTTGCGGCCAAAGTCCTCGCCCAACGCATGCAGCTGATTCCGATCGAGCTGGCGCAGCGGCAACGACAGGTGTGTCCGCAGCCACGCGGTGACGTGGGCCTTGCGGTCGGACTCGCTTTGTTTCGTGAACGAATCGGGCAGGTCGAGCCGGAACACCGGCGCGTCATACATGCAGCCTTCGATGATGGGCCGCGACAAGTACGTTCCGCCGGACCCAGTCGGAATGCAGAACAGTTCCTCGTCAGCAAACATCCCGTGGTCGTCGATGATCTCCTGGCGCCACTCGGTCCTGCCTTCGTCGGTTGCCTCGAGCCCCTGCATCAGACAGATCCGATCGTACAGCCCCTCGGCGATCGCGTCGTCGAACGTGATGCGGTGGTAGCTGTACGACTTCTTGCCGCTGCGGATCTCGTCGAGCAAAGATTCGAAGTCTGAGTCGAGCCCATTGTCGGTGCTGATCACTATGACGCGCTTACCCCAGACCCGAACTGACATCGCAGCCTTCAAGATGGCGAGCGGATTCGGATGGTGCGCATACTCATCGCACACGACGTGACCATCCTTGCCGCGGACCGTCGCGGGCCGAGACGACAGCGCGTGGATCTTATGGCCCGAGTTGAACCGCGCCACGTGCACCAGCACCTGTTTGTCGACGTCGTCCATCATCTCATCGCCGATCGACGCGACGGAACCGAGCTTGTCGATCCACCACCGCACGTCCAGCATGAACTCTTTCGCCTGCGTGTCGTCCTGCGCCGTGTACCACCAATCCGACCCGTTCTGGCTCGCTGCATCGATGACGGCATCGGCCGCTGTGGCCCAAGTGATCCCGATACGCCTACCCTTCTCGCACACCTTGACCGGCGAGTGGTCAGCGACCCATCGCTGCTGGTACGGCAGGAGCAGTTCGTCAGTCGCCGGCATCGGACGAACGCAGGGGCTGTTTGATCATGTGGGTCAGCTGGTCCCTGAGCATCGTCACGGCCTCTTCGGTTTCGATTCTCATCAGGACGCCCATGGCAGCCCCCGCCTCTTCGATGGAGAGGCCAACGGGGGCTGCCAGTACAACTGGCTGTCGCTCTTCCAACTGCATCAGCTCTTTCATCATGGACTGCACCTCACCCACGCTCACCTTGGGGATGCTCAGGTTCTGCATGTATTGCAGCACATCGCCCACGGTCGACTCCGAGATCAGCAGCATCTTGGGTTGGCTCATACCGATGTCTCCCATACCAGCACCGCAGCGCCTTCCTTATCGACCTCGGTGACGGGCCTGCACCGGCCCGTGCTCGCCTGCACCTTCCAGTTGACCTTGACCATGTGAGCGCCTGCGGCGAGACCGGTCACTCGAGCGACGAGACTATGTGACCCACCCGTGCCGCTTCCGCCGTGAGTCACTTCGCCGGCAGCCGCCTGCGCTCCGTCGACTTCGATCTCGGTGGCGATCACCCCGTTGTTCTGGCTCTGCGTGAAGTTGGCTGCGAACTGGATCATCAGCGCGGTGCCGGCCGATGTCGTGATCGGCAGCGACATCAGTTCGGTGAACACGAGACTGGTCGTGGTCTTATCCGTCGTGACCTTGGCCGACTTCGTTTGCAGTACACCAGCCGTGCCAGCGACGGGCCCAGGCATCGGCACGCCGTCGTGCGCTGTGATCACAGCGTTGAGGCTGGTCGCATCAGCGCCAGACAGCGCACCGGCCATAACGACGGAACACAGCGATGCAGCCATGTCGATCCGGGACAGCGCAGTGCTAAGGCTCGCCGCTTCGATCTCGTCCTTCAACTTGGACAGGTTGGGCTCGGTCACGCTGATGTCGAGGCCGGCGAACGCGGCAGGTACTGCGTAGGGGTAAGTCGTTTCAGGCATGGCTCATCCAACCTTTTGCAGCACGATGCCGCGGCCGCGTGACGTTGCGGTGCCGCCCGTTGTACGCCAGCGCAGCTGCACCACATCGTTCGCTGAGGCCACCGTGATCACATCGTGGAGCGCCAGTACGCTACTCGTTTCCGTGAATGCTCCGTGCGAGTGCTGCCTGTGCTTCCGCTCCGTATCGACGACTTGCGAGCCATTGTTGTACAGGCTGACCGTGATCTCATCCGACGAATCGACCGAGACCTCTGCATCGGCCAGCACGACGTATAGACCTGGTTCGAGCACGGTGATCGATGCGCCGGGCAGCGCCACATCGGTCGTGCTCGTCGTCATAACCGTGGTCGTCTGCTTCGCTGCGGTTGGCGAAGCCAGTGCTCCGTCGAGGCGTCGAACCGCACCACTGCTCTCACGAACGAAGAGCCCGTCTGCCTTGGCGTAGAGCCGTACCTGATCGGCGGGCGGCGCCGACGGATCGACTGTGTGATTGGCGAAGGTGTGCGTACTCATAGTCGGCTCATATGGTGAGGATGTCCCCGGTCAGCTCGATTGAGATGTCGACGCCGAGCAGCGTCGTGTTGTCGTGCATGATCTTGACGTGGTCGGCCGGCACGATGAAGCCGATCGAGATCGTCTTCTCGAACATGTCGCCACGGGGCCCACGCGCACCAGACTTGGCGAGCAGGACCGGCTTGGTCTGTCGCAGGATCTTGGTGGTCGCAGTGTTGCGCCGCAGCAGGATGCGTTGGTGGCTCATGCTGCGAACCTCGACTCGATGACGATCGTCCCCTTTTGGATCGTCCGCTTGTCGCTCAGCGCCGCATTGGTGACGAAGATGTTGTAGCGGTGCGAGCCGACCTTGGTCGCGGTGACACCATCGTCCCAGTCGATCACGTAGCTTCCATCCGTGCCAAAGCCGGTCACGTTGGCAGTGAACGGGTCGCCTTCGATCTCGATCGCTCCGACCCACCCCCCGTCTGCAGTGAAGTCGGCTGGGTTGACCGGGTTGTCGTTCGCATCGAACGCTTCGGCGATGGTGAAGCTGGCTTTGATGCTGTCGCCGGCGAGCAGCGGGGCGTCTGGATCCGCTCCGATGTGGACGGGGTCGCCGGTCTCGAGGGATGCGATGTCGATCGTCATGCGGATGGGACCCCTACCAAAGCGTACCGCTCCAGCACTTTGATCTGTTCGTCAATGCGCTGCTTTGCATCTGTCTCGCCGAACTCCACTCCCTGTGCAATCGTGACGCTATTGGTCACGTCGACCACGCGCCAAAAATAGAACCCACCTGGGGCTGCGGCTGTGCTCGAATCAAGCACGACTTCGCTGGTCACGCCGCCTGCCTCCGCCGCCACCGAGAGAAACTCTCGTCGGGCGCTTCCTCTGGAATGGTCCGCTCGGCCATGCGCTGCGCAGCATCGAGCACGCGGCCCTTCAACTTCGCGGCCCGCTTCGACTTGAGCCAACTGATCGCGTTGCGCCATCGTCGAATGCGACCGCGCAGCCACTTCGGTCGCCACTTCGAATGGCGGCGCGCCAACACGCGCTTCAGCCTGGCCTGGAACACGCGCACGCGCTGCCGCATGTAACTGATCAGCCAGCGCAGCCCTTCGTCTGCAATGGTGCGCAGCAGCCAGCGACCGATACGGAGCAGCACGCGTCGGAGGCCGGGCCAGATGGCTTGGAGTATTGCGGTGGTCGTCATGGCTTCCCCTTCGTCATGGATACTGCATCGGTAGTGGTGCAGACGACAGGTCGCGCCCGTCGTGCTGTGTGGTCGGGCCCATGTCCCACTTGACAATGTAGCGGAACGAACCGGCCGCCTGATCGTATGTGACGACCTGCACACGTCCAGAGGTGGGCTCACCGCGCCTGCTCACTCGGTCGCCGACGTGATAGAACGGTGCGCGGCTCGTCATCCCGTCTTCCCTTCGCTCTCACGCGCCGCAACGGTCAGCACCCGCGGCTCGCCCAGAACCTTCGTCCGGATCGACGCAGCCGCTTCGTCTGTCAGGCCCCGCTGCACCGGCGGCGCGGTGTGCCGCGCATCGACCTGCACGCGGTGAATGTATCCGCCGTAGCTCTTCATCAGTTTGTCCGCTGCCTTGATCCGTTGGTCGATGTCCTGGTCGGCGTCCTCCATGACGGACCACAGAAAGGCGCGAACTTCCTCGGCTCGCTGCGCCTGCGCTGCTGCCCGCTTGTCACCCTGCGGATCATGCAGCAGCATCGCGCGCTGCACCAGGCTCGTCGACATGACTGCGGCGATCTGATCCTCGGTGAGCCCTGCAGCAGCAGCTGCGTCGCGGTGGTCCCACGACTCGCAGATCGCTTCGGTGAACGCGATGACCTGCTCGGTGGTAGCCGCAGCGGGAGTCGTCGCAACATCTGATCCATCCGCCATGGTCAAGTAAAAACGACCGACCCCGCTTCGGCGTTCCGAGCGGCGAGACACGGAGCCGGCCGTAGCTCCCCCGGACCAATGGGAAAAGATGGCGACGCGCGTCGCGTCCAACCACGAACCGATCGTTTGGGCACCATTGCCCGTTCAGGTCTGCGCGTCACCTCCTCCATTGTGAGCACCATTCGTGGTCGCTTGCAAACCGTCGCCGTCCCCAGCACCAAAGCCGAACCGTTGCAACTCCTGCACGGCCTGCTCGGCCCCATACGCCACGATGACGAGCCAGCCGCAGCGCTCCAACTCGGCGACAAACCGGCCCTGGGCCGGCGACAGGGTGCCGCCTCGCCGCCGTTTCATCTCAATCGCGATGCCGCGGGGTGCGACGGCCATGGGGGGCTCGCTGAAGACGAGGTAGTCGGGGCAGCCCGCTCGAGCACCGAGCCGCCGCAGGATGGCCGCGGTCCGCTTCTGACGCAGTCCGCCCAGAGGTACGTGGGTGTAGGTGAGCCCGTGCCGGTCCATCCAGTCGACCAGCGCGGCGCATTCCGCGTATTCGGAGGGGGTGACATTGCTCATGACGAAACTACCAAAACGGGTGGATGTGAGTGACGTGGGGGATGTGCTGCGGTCCCGTGCGCTGGAGATTTTTATCGCATGTCTGGTGAGGGCTGAAATACATCCCCTATGTCCCCCACATCCGTCAGCTTTGTTTGATTACACACCATAAACTCGTATTCTTAACTCTCTTCGCATCCAAAGCACGTGAGCCAACCCACCTTAATCGGAACGACCGTAACCGGTTCCCAATACTCCTCCCGGTGAGCTTACAGCCCAGCGCTGACAACGCTTCCCGCAGCTCTTCCCAGCCAGACTCATTGGCGGTGAGCAGCCGAGCGATCTTCCCCGAGGTGATCCCGTTCAAATCGGCCGTCAGCGGATCTCCATGATCTGCGGCCATGTCGGCGAGACCCTCCAGCAGCGCAGGTAATGCCGACGCATCAGAGTCCGCCACCTCCCGCAACTTGATCCGGGTCTCGCCGGGATCGCTGCAGCCGGCCCACACTAAAGCGGACCGCACCAAATCGGACCAGTCTTGGAAGCTGCCCCAGGGTCTCAGCTTCTGATCGGGGCGGCCCGCGACGCAGTAGGCCCGAAGGATCCGCAGCGCTGCAGTGACGAGCCGGCCCCTGTTGTCGGTCACGTAACGGATCAGGTTGGGGTGCGTGAAGTCGCGTCGGTCCTCTGGCGACTCGAGGGGCGATTCAATACGGACGTGGAGACACCGGCGCGACGTATCGCCTCGGAGTACCACATTATTACCAGTGGCGTACCAACACGCACGCAAAGGAAGCTGAGGCCGCTCGTTGCGGCCAAGAATGCGTTCGGCCCATACCGTACTTGTAAGAGCTGCATCAAGTGCTCCACTTCCAAGCGCACGGGTGACATTATCGATGAGGACAAGCGGATCGCCCTGGAGCGCGATCGAGGTGATTCGTTTTCGTTCTTCATCTTCGTCCTTTGCCTGGCTCATGCGGGCCATCGACCGTCCGGTTACGATCGTTGAGGTGATGTCGGCCAGCAACGTCTTGCCACTGCCCCGCGTATTCGCATCGAACAGTGTGAGCGGTACCGGGCCTGTGAACGCGCTACGGGCCAACGGTGACAGCACTCCAGCGAGCCAGGCCGCTGCATGTGTGCCGTTCTGGAACGGAAAGTCGCAGACCACAGCGAGCAGCTCGAGCACGGCGGCTTGTGCGTCTTCACGCGTCGGATCGCCTACGTCTGGGTACTCGATGCTGGGCCGCATCACGATCGTGCTGGTCGGGTCATATCCAGCATCTTGCAGCACGGTGCCGTCTGGCCGGATGATCGGCGTTTCGCTGACAGCGAGCAGGCGGCGGATCTGTTTCCAGTGCGTACGCTCGTGGATGTCGCGGACGCACCACTCCGGCGGGTGCGCATCTATCTCGATCGTTCCGGTCTGGGTCTGGCGACGACGCACCCAACGAATGTGCCGGCTCAGACGGTTGCGGATCTGCGACGGTGCCGCTGCAACGATCCGAAGCGCACCAGGTGCACGGATGATTGGACCGCGCGGCTCCTGCTCGTCGATGACGAGACTGATCAGCCCGCCGCGTTGGTACAGATCGGAGCGTGCCGCAAGCACTGTAATCGCTTCGTCGGCGATGTCCATCTCCTGCGTGGTCACCGCAATGGTCGGACGCTGATCGGGCTCGGATTCTTCGGGTCCGGTACCCAGCGCATTCGTCACGATCCGCAGCACACCGTGCCGCTTCAGCACTCGCTGGACCCGTAGCCACTCCTGCGGATCTTCACGCGCGCCCGACACCATGGTGAGCACGGTCTGCGACAGTGCGGCTCCAGCGTCCTTGCCGATCTCGCGGTCTAAAAAGATGGATAAGTCCGATGGAATGTGGTCGGTGCTAGGCTTCGCCTCGACATTGGCCAAAAACTCTTCCGATTCTTGCGGCGTAGCAAACGGATCGTCCATGTCGGAAGGGTCGTCAGGCACGGCGAGAAGCGGGGCGTGGAAGGTTAGCGGAGATCGATGATGCGCAGACTGTTTTGTCGCGCCGCTCTCACCATGTGGGCCGTTCCGGTACCGCCGGGGAAGGCGATGCAGACACCGTTAGGCTTTGCGGCTTGAGCCATCTCATAGTTGCGCACGAGCGGGGCCCGCTTTGATGCGTAGTGATCGTAGTCGGGCCGCATCGTTTCGATCTGATACTGCTGCATAGCAGCGACTTCAGCTGCCCATGTATCGACGCCTGACGCGCCGCCCTGCATCACAAGCTCTGCCGCGAGATAGTCGAGCAGCGTGATCAGGATCTGACGATCGTATCGGCTCGGCACGTAGTCGCGGCCGCCGCAGACGATGACGACTTTCATTCATCCAACCTTTCCGCCCTGCCGCTCTCATATCGTTTCGCAAGATTTTGTAACTGGTCCGCATTCAGCAACGTTTGGACCTCAGCCAGTGCAGTGGTGTCACGGCCCGCTGCTTCGACCGAATCGGCTAGCGCACGCAGGTCCGCCACCACATCGGCGATCGTCGTCTTGTGCTGCCACTCGCAGCCGGCGAGGAAAGCGGCCAGCTCTTCGCGGGTGTGGCCATCCAGCGTTTGCCTTCCGGCCTGCTCGCGTCGTTCGGTTGGGTCGGTCATGACTTCCCCAGTTCGGCTAGCTTTATGTGATCGCCGCGTTGGACCATGCGCCGAAATGTCTCGACCGCAGCGGCCGAATCGGGGTGACCCTCAGCTAGCAACTTCCCTACGCACATGCTGGCGTACTCGTCCATCGCCGCGCGCTCGTGCCGTTCGCCGTGGATCTGGCCGGCGATGTGGCCCGCCGATCCGCTCGCGCGATCGTAATCGTCTGCGGCGGACCACCATTCTTTCGCTGCTTGCTCGCGTCGTTTGGATGAGTCGGTCATATCTGCAGCCACCTAAACAACGCATAGGAGGCGGCGACGATCGCCACGAATCCTAACGTTTGGAGTCCAGTTTTTTCGAGCGTTGTCATGTCGGATCATCCTCCCGGTTCAACTCTTCGATCCGATCCGCAGTCATCGGCGCCGGTTTCTTCCGAGATCCACTGTTCGACTGCACGATCATCGCATCGTACAAGTCATCCAACGTTTCATCTTGCGCAGTTTGGAACGTCGCCATTTTGCTCGGGTCGTTGGCGCACGATTCGATCGCGTTGGCATAGGCCACGACAGCATCGCAGACGTCACGGTGCGCAGCGACGATGGATTTGCACTGCTCCAGCACGCCATCGTACCCATGCTTCGCGGCTCGGTCCGCATCGGCAAAGACCACATCGCACACGTCCGACAAGATGCCGCCGCTGTGATTCGCCGCCTCGTGCTCGTCGTCCCACGATGACTGCGCCATGTCGCGCTCGGTCTCGCAGTCGACCAGCATGCTCTCCAACGCTTCGAGTTTGACCCGCATCGCCTCCCGCTCCTGCTGCGCCCGCACACATTGCGATTCTGCCTGCCGCCGCAACTCGAGGTGTCGCTGCACCAGATAGATCAGTTCGGTCCGGCCCGTGCCAGCGTAGTCATCAGCCATTGCCCGCCTCCAACCGTCCGGCCAACCGCTTCAGCTTCTGAGCCTTTTTCTTATCGACCGCAACGGCCCCGACGATGAGCCGGGCTTGCTCCGCCATGATCATCACGTCCGCGATCTCGGATGCAAGTTCGGACCGTGTAATCCTGCCACGATCTGCGTGATTGATTGCAGCGATCAGTTCGCCGCATTCTTCCTGGAGCATGCGCAGCTGACTCGCCGGTCCCCATTGCTCGATGGCGTCTTGGTAGATCGACTCAGTCTCGACATCGGCCCGCTTCTCACGGTCTCGCCGCGCCGCATCGCACGGGTTGCATAAGCGAGACGACCGACTGATCATCGTGGTGAGTTCGGTGCCGCAGTCGGTGCAGTTCATGCGTCCACCAATGCCAACACCGCGAGAAGTTCGTTCCGGTTGTAAGTGACAGTCACGGTAACGTCCACATCGTCATCGTCCGTGTTCTGCAGTGCCGATCTAATCGCGCTGGCCTTGACCGGAATCGAAAGAGTGAAGACGGCTACGTCCAGCACTTCGCCAACGACGAGTTCTGCGCCGGGCGCAGGTTCGGCGATTTGGTCTGCGACTTTGATGTTGTGGATCTTGGATTGGTCTGTCATGGCGCGCGCTCCAGGACTCTGACGTGCTCGCCGAGCCGGCACACTTCAACCGATAGGGCTAGTCCGCTCAGGATGAGTAGGCCGACGAAGGTCCAGATGCGCTGCAGTTCGTTGCGGTGTGTCACGATTCGATCTCCTCCAGCCACGCGCGGGCCGCCACTGCTTCCTCGCTGAGATTGTCGAACCCGCTCAGATAGCCGAGCAGCGCTCGCACGTGCACGACTGCAGCGACTAGTTCGACCGCGGCGCACTTGCCCCCATTGGAGCACACGTCGCAATGACAGGCTGTGCCGTTCATCGTCGCCTCGTTACGGCCCGTCGCACCGTCGTGACACCGCAGCCGATCACCGCAGCCACCTTCGCATACGTTCCGAGTTCCTGATACAATCCGCGGATCCGGCAATGATCGAAGACGCGGGGCCGGCCCGGATCGCACGGAGGGATCCCAGCTTTGCGCGCCTGGTGCCGAAGCGTGCGCCGGTTCATGCCGAGATCGGCGGCGACACTGCCGGTCGATTCGCCGTTGCGTAGGCGATCAAAACGATCCAACGAACTGCTCCTGCCCATGGTAAGGCGCCGTACCACCAACGACTCCGAGACGCGGCTCAGCTTCACAATCGATCCTGCGCCGGTCCAACTCGTAACAGAACCGCGCGACTTTGTGCCTGTCGTAATGCTTCGGGAGCATGCGACCAGCAAAGATGTCATTGACCTGCCACCACCGGCGCGCCCCGTATCGCTCCATTGCGCGGCGCCACAGCCTGATCGTGACCAGCGTCGAGATCTCCGGGATGTGCAGAACCATCGGATCCGCGTCAGGATCCCACCACCGCAGATGCAGCGCGACGCTGAGGCCCTGCGGTCCGCGGCCGAACTCGTTGGGGCCGAGCGTGTGCACGGCGCACGGATCGCCGCTGCTCTCCCGCACCGTCACGTAGTCGAGTACGGCGCAGGCAGTTCGATCCGCTCCAAGCTCGCGGCACATCCGGGCGACACGTTCGCGCGTGTCCTTACGCACCGAGCGAGGAGACCGATCACCGGCGGACCAGTCGCCGCATGACGGCGCAGTTAGCGACATAGCCATAGACAGAATTGCACCAAGCATGGGATCAAGAATAGCGCAGCGGTGACGGTGAGGAATGCGCGAGTCACAACTTCCCCGCCAATCCTTCGTTGCCGGACGAGTTACCCGACGCGACACCATCGGGGCCGTTCGGATCTTCGGCGGGCTCCTCGGCGACGGGGGGATCGTTCGGACTGCCACCCGGCACGTTGGAGCGCACCCGAATGCAGTCGACGGTGTTCCGTCCGAACTGAGTCGTGGTCGGATAGATGGTGACGCGCTTGCCGATCCAACCGTCGACGTCGTTCCCATACATACCGGCGATGCTCCGGCAGTTCGTCACGTTCAGGATGAATCCCTTTTTCTTGCCCTTCATCCGCATCACTGGGCAGTTGTCCTTGCGACCACCCTCTCCGACGATCTGCTCGACCTTGATCGAAGTGATCGTGACTACCGCATCGACCGGGTTACCCGCCTTATCGAACAGGTCCCACGCTCCGATGAAGTCCTTATCGAACATCGTGCGGTAGTCACGAGGCATGGCCTATCCCCTCCCTCGCAGCACCATGACGGACTCGACGTCATCGTCTGCAATGCTCGGCGATGCTCCGTTGAGCGCTGACACGATGGCGGCGCTCTTCAATTTGCACACCTCGATCTCGACGTCCTCTGTCGACTTCTCGGCGACGCTCTTCGCATGAGTGCGCGCTTCGGACTCGCGACCGAACCACATCGATTTTTTCACGGCTCCGTTTTTGACTCTGATTCTGTACGCCTTCACTTCGTCCTCCAGATTTTTTTGCTCATCGGAACTTCCCAGCCCCATAGGCCGTGACTTTCCAGGTATTTGTGCTTCCGGCCATAGTTGGAATTGTCACCGTTCTGGCCCGGCCGGTTGCGTTGTCGAGCCAGCTTCCGTTTCATCGATTCGCGCTTCTGTCGTTTCTTACCCTTCGCCATCGGGGCTTGCCTTCCTGACTGTGACCCGAAGACTTCTCGACCCCCGGGATACCTTGGTGTGTTTCCTGATGATCTCTTCGGGCGCTCCCACGTCTTCGGCCACCGCTTTCCAGTCCGTACTGGTCCGGTCCTTCGTGTTGCGGTAGGTGATCGACCAGTCGTCGCCGCGAGCTGCATCGTGCGTTTCGATCAAGCCGAGCAACTTGGCCCGGGCCAGCTTCTTTTCGGTGTCGACCGCTTTCAGATGCGCCCGCGTCTCGTCGTATTCGCGCGCCCACTTTTCGATCTCGGCGAGAGTATCCGCATCTTCGACCGCGGCTTCGGTCGCATCCGGGAACATCTTCTGCAGCCAGTCATTGTCCTGCGCCGTGGGCTCGGGTCGAACCCCGTCGACGATGTGCCGCTGGTGCCACGAACCGAGCCGGTCGATCAACTGGTCATGCAGCGATGCCGAGCGGTCGACCCAGTACGTTCTGAATTCGAACGCGTACCCGCCGATCAGCACCGGCACCATGCAGCGCTGCGTGTCGGGGTGGCACATCAGGTGCACGTGGCACTGGATCAGAACGCTGTCCGGGATCTGATCCGTGCCTTCCTCGCCCCAACGATCGGCGACACCGTAGCTGATGGACTTGGTCTCGATTGCGAGCAGTCGACCCTCGAGCCGGCCCAGCGAGTCAACGGTCGAGCCGAGCCAGTCGTGGTCGTCATGGATCGCAAAGCCCGGCTTCATCAGTTCGGACCCGCCAAGCTCCTGCCGCGCGTAGTCCAGGATCGCAGGCTCGAGCAAGGTGCCGCGCCGCATCGCTTCGTTCGGCTCTTCGTCCGCAGCGTCGCCTCGGATCCGCTGCCACGCTTCCATCGGCGAGATGTAGGGGTCGAGACCGAGGCAGGCCGCAGCGGTGGAGGAGGTGATTCGGCCGATTCGGTCAGGGGAGAGGTGGGTCATCATGGTGTAGGTTCCTTCGTTCGCTTGTCGTGTTCGGCCAGTGCCGTTCTGATGCTGTCCCAGTCGACGAACATAGATACGCTCATATCGAACCCATCCTTATGAATTTGGAGTGCTTCTACACGGATCGCTAGCACCGTGTCGTCATCGATCCAAAGTTCGGGATCGATTCCTTCGCGGTTCCAGTGCGGCATCACAGCATCCTCGCTCTGAACTGAGCCATCACGCCTAGCGGCGTCCGGTGCCAGCATCCGTCTTGTTCCACAGCGAGACCAAGCGCGCACAACTCGGCGACACTGGCCGGGCTACACTTCGCACCGAGCAGCGCAACGATCGCTCCATCGCTGAGCTGGTGCAGGATTGCGTCGGCTTCGCTCATTACTGTGGTCTCACCGGCATGATCACGGCGAAGATGCCGGGCGCCTTGACCGTGATCGGCTCAAGCGGCCTCGACCATTCAAACGTAACCTCATCGCCCTTCGCCAGGCCGCGCAACGTGTCCTGTAGATAGGACCGATTCGCGAACACCTGCGCCGCTTCGCCCAGCATCGGACCATCCGAGGTCATGCCACACGCATCGTTGTTTTCCAGGACTGTGGTCTCACGCAGAGCTTTGCGGGCCTTCGTTACAGTCGTCACCCACGATCCCTTCGGCGACTTGATCGCTCCGGTCACGTTGCGATAGGGCGCAAACTGGTGAGCGGTGGAGCGCCGCTGCGTCAGAGCGATCTTGGGTTCGCCCGGAACGAAGCAGTGAATCGTAATCGAGCCCTCTTCAACGCTGATCTGAATCTGTCGCGGCGTATCCGGGTCGTGCATGTGCAGCGCTGCATCGAGCAATCGACGCGGAACGGTGACAGGCTTCTCAGGGTCGCCCACGTCCATACCTTCCAGGATGTGCAGCCGATGTCCGTCCGTTGCGACCACGGTGCCGCCCGGCTCGATCAGTAGCTGGCTGATGCTGAGGCGCGCAGGTTCGGAACTGCATGCGATGAGCGCTCGTCGGAGATCTGTGCGGTTGAATGAGATTAGATCGGCCATGTCAAATGCTCCCCTGCAGCGCATCGATCAACGCCTCGCGACAGACCGAGCGCAGCGCACCGTGCTCCGGCGCAACGCGAAAGCTGGGATCGTCCGAACCGAACCGGCTCTCGACATCGGTGCAGTCGACCCAGCCGATCGCCTCGATCTCGATGGCGACGTGGTCCGGGCTCTGTTGCTCGGCGGAGATTGCGACGGGGCTAGGCATTGCGCCTGCACTCCAGTTCGGCATCGATCATGGCGATGTGGCCGGCGATCATCTCGCGGGTCATCTCGTCGCGCGACCGCATCGACTCCATCACGTTGGCGCGGCGCTCGGCGAGCAGGTCTTGCGTGGTCCGGTTCGTCATGGCCTAGCGCCGCCCTTCCTGATTCGTCGGTGCGTCGATCTGCATGAGATCCCAGCCGTCGAAGTAGACCGGCTTGCGCCAGTTCACTGCGTTGAGGCTGGTGAGCAGCTGTGTTTCCTCGGGGCAAGTGGCTGCGGCGAAGTTGGGGCGCATGGGGTGGTCGGTCTTGGTCGTCATGACTAGTAGTCCCCTCGGTCAAAGTCGCGGTGCTCGACCGGCTCTGCCCACTCGATCTCGGGTTGGTCGACCCGCTCGTTCAGGTCGGGGCGGTCGTCGTCGTTCGGCAGCCAGGGGCGGAAGTCGTCGGACTTGTCCAGGTCGATGGGGGCGGTCGGGGTCTTGCGGTTCGTCATGGCCTATACATAATGCGGCAGTTTGCGGCGGGTGTCAACTTTATATTGCAGGCCGGAGCATTTTGTTATACCGTACCTACATGGCCGAAGAGGAAAGTTCCTTTATCAACGTGCGTATACCGCGCGACCTTCGCGGTCGCATCGACACGGCTCGTGAGATGCTCGGGCAATCCCTGACCACATGGGTCGAACGGGCGCTGCAAAGCGTCCTGGAGCAGCAGGAGAGCGAGCAGGACGGCGCTGCATGAGCAGCCTCGAACGCCTACTCGTGCGCCTACGCACCCACATCGATGACCCTCGGGCCGAGGTGCTGGACCCGGCTGTGGTGCAGTTCGCGAGTGCCGTCGCCGAGGAGATCGACCGGCTGGAGCGGGAGATCGACCGACTCCGCTCGGATCTGATGGGATGATCACGCTCCGCCCGTACCAAGCCCCGGTCCCGGACCGGCTCCGTGCGCGATACCGCGCCGGTGCGCACCGGCTCCTACTCGTCGCACCTACGGGCAGCGGCAAGACGGTGATGGCAGGCAGTCTCGTGCTGAGCGCTTTGGAGAAAGGCTCCAGAGTCCTGTTCGTTGCGCACCGGCACGAGCTGCTCGAGCAGCCGCGCAAGCTGCTGAAGTCGTGCGGGCTGCGGGTCGGCACGATCAAGGCCGGGATCCGACCCGACCCCGAGGCCCCGGTGCAGGTCGTCTCGATCCAGACCATGGCCCGGCGAGGAGATCTCCCCCCGGCAGATCTCGTCATCGTCGATGAGGCGCACCGCGCCGTGACCGCGAGCTACGCGCACCTGCGGCATTACCCGGCCTGGCTCGGTCTCACGGCCACGCCGTGGCGGCTCGATGGTCAGGGGCTCGCCGGCACGTTCGACGAAATGATCGAAGTGGCACGCCCATCCGAACTCGTGCGCGACGGTTGGATCCTGGATCCGCGCGTGTTCGCTCCGGGCGGTCCGCCACTACCCGCGCAGTCCCGCGACTACACGCGACGCCAGCTCGAGTCCGCGATGGACCACGGCGATCTCATCGGCGACGTGGTGTCGCACTGGAAACGGCACGCAGCGGGACGGCCCACAGTGTGCTTCGCCTCGACGGTGCGGCATAGCTTGCACCTGCGCGATCGGTTTCGGGCCGAAGGGATCGACGCTGTGCACGTCGACGGAAAGACACCGATGGACGAGCGCGATTCGATGCGGGGCCACACCATCATCTGCAACGTCGACATCATCACGGAAGGTTTCGATCTGCCCGCGCTCAGCTGCGCTGTCATGGCTCGGCCCACGACCAGCCTGACGAAACACCTGCAGATGTGCGGCCGGATCGTCCGGCCCGATACGGGGAAAAATGACTGCATTGTTCTGGATCATGCTGGCAATTCTCTTCGTCATGGCCTGCCTTGCGACGATCACGATTGGAGCTTGGGCGGTCGCGAGAAGCGTGGGCGCGTCGATGCTGTTCGGGTTTGCTCGTACTGCTTCGCCGCGAACCCGCCCGGCAAGAAAAACTGTGTGGAGTGTGGCGAGCCGTTCCCGATCCAGCCGGATCAGCGACGGCTCAAGCGGGAGCGTCGGGGCGAGTTGCAGGAGCGTCGTCGGGCCGAACCGGTCATGCGGAAGCGGCTTGCATTCAAACAACTGCTGCTGATCGCGGAGCAGCGTGGGCACCATCCCGGGTGGGCTCGGCATGTGTTTCGCGGGAGGTATGGGGAGGAGCCGCCGCGATGAGCGAACAAAAGGACTGGACCCACGGAAGCACACCCTACAGCGAGGATGCTGCGCTGGCTGAAATGCGACGGCTTGCAACGGAACGCGACGAAGCCCGCGCCGCCACCAAAGCCCTGGTCAAGTATGGTGATGCGGCGGATGCCGAGTCCGACCGATGGCGCAAGTTGGCGGAGCAGCTGGCAAGGCACGTGGGGAAACGGACTTGTAATAGGTGCAACGGCATGGGCGCATTGATGATGATGGGCCAGTGGACCGGAAAATGCCCTGACTGTAACGGGGCCGGCCTCAGTCCAGAGGCGCGTACCGCCCTCGCCGACTTCGATCGGGCTGTGGAGGATTCGACACGATGATCGACGAACGACGCGGCGGCCAGTGTCCGGTCAAAACGATCACGGGAATCGACGATGAGCCCGACATGCAGCACACCGGCTGGCGTCGGATCATGATCGGCGGTGTCGATACATTCTTCACCGTTTGTGAAAAGTGCAAGGCGCTGTTCGTGGCAGATGGGGGCTGGGAGCCATGAGAATCGAAACCGGACCAGGCTGGGAGTTGCGCTGCGGGGATTGTCTCGATTCTGAGACCGGGCTCGCGTCGCTCGATGCGGTCGACCACGTGATCACCGATCCGCCATACAGTAAAGATCTGTACGCGCGAACCCGGACCACTGCTGGTGACGTTGGCGGCGTCATCATTCAGCGAGGATCGTGCAGTACAAATATGGAGGCTGCCGTTGCGCTGGCTTCGGGTCGCATCGGCTCCGTCGACGACATGATCGAACCGCTCGCGGCGCAATGGGCACGAATCGTCAGGCGGTGGGTGCTCGTGTTTCACTGTGACGATTTGCTCGTGCCGTGGCGCGTGGCGCTAATGGATGCCGGGCTGAGTCGTCGAAGGAATTGCGTCTGGCTCAAACCCGATCCGATGCCACAACTCAGCGGTGATCGGCCTGCGCAGGATGTTGAGCACCTGACGATGTTTCATGCCAAAGGCCGCAGCGTATGGCGCGGTGGAGGTAGGGGCGGATCGGTCGTGCATCCACGCTGCAAGGGTAAGGAGCGCCCCGACCATCCGAGCCCGAAGCCGATCGGTGTGATGACGCACTACGTGGATTTGTTCACCGATCACAACGAACTCATCTGCGACCCATTCGCCGGATCCGGCACAACCGGTGTCGCAGCGCTTCGGAACGGACGTCGCTTCATCGGCTGGGAACGGGACGAAAAGTTTTTTGACGTCGCAGTGAAGCGACTTAGATCGACGCGCGAGCAAACGCAGCTCTTCGACGCAATCCAGCGATACAAACCCAAGCAAGTCGGCCTGTTCGATTTGGTCGATGACGGATCGAAAAAGTCATGACGAAGAAAAAAGCACCGCCCCGCCCCGAGGAGTTAGATGACGTCCCGAACCTGGCGCCGAAGTCTGGATCGGCTCGCATCGTCAAGACTGAAACTTTTCCGCACCAGCCACCGTCGGAGCCGCGCAACGACTGGACGCCGGAAGACGGCGGCTATCGAGATGGCCGATATTACGGACCACAGAACCCAGGCGGCGGTCACTATCCAGCAGCGAATGGTGCGACGCATGAGGACGATTTTCGGATCTGTCCGAAATGTGGGATGCAGAGAACGTTTCAGATCCCGCCGGAATGGGGCGAGGACTACTGCAAGGAAAAGGATGGGACGTATCTGTGCAACGGCTGCAGTGGTCGCAATCTGATGCGGGCGGGGCAAATGTGAACTGTTGCGGCCCAGCAGAGGGGACGCCGGAGTGATGTACGTCAGATTGCCCCACGATGAAACGGACGAGCGGAAGCGGTATTCAATGCCTGACGTCGACGAACTGCACGACGCCTACATCCGCCTGTACCGGGCCGTCTGGTACGACCACGAAGGCGCGCCCGACATTGAGGACATCAAGCGCGTGCTGATGCTGGCGAATGGATACGTCAGCCTGACCACCTACGAGTTGGGGCAGGAGTGCTGCGTGGGGAAACTCCGAGACATCTGGAGAGCCCGACGACACCGCGGCCCAGCAGAGGGGACGGACACCGAATGAGCGAACGTGACCCACACGGAATGGAAGCGGCGCTAGCCGACCAACTGGACGCACGGCAGGCCGACGTGGTGAAGGCCACGCCGGAGCAGGCGCGCGAGGGAATGGAGAAGCTACTGCGCGAGAAGTTCGGCGACGCCAAGCTGCTAGCCGAACTCGCCGCAGCCAAGGCCCGCATCTCCGAACTAGAAGGGGCGCTGGCGAAGGCGTGGAGCATGTTCGAGGACGCCGGGGTCATGCGCGAGCCTGACGGGCGCACCGGAAACGAAGCGCTCGACAATCTCGGCAGTCACCTCGACGAGTGGGCGATGCGCTCGGCTGCCACCACCCTAGACACACCGGACACCGAGGGAGGCGAGAATGCGTAAGCGACCGTGGTTCCTGAAGGGGAGGCGTCACCCAGAGTGGGAGCGCGTTCTGTCCGTTGACATCCACAGCGTGAGCATCGCCTGGGATAAGGACGGCGAGCCCAACGACACACCGGACACCGAGGGAGGCTGAATGAGAGTTGTAAGCCAGGGGAACATCGACACGTCTGGAATCAAGCGCTGCTACCTACCGGGGCTCGTGGTGGAGTCGGACTGCCCGGCCTGCGGGCGCACCTGCCAGCGCGAGTACACCACCAACTATCTCGACTACCCCGAGAACGGCCAAGAGATGACGGTCTACTTCTACTGTGGGGACGACTGCCCCGGCGACCCGGAGTTTGGCGAGACCGAGTGGGAGGAGACGGCGGTGTTCCGGTGCAGCGCGACACTTGAGCCCACACCGGACACCACAGGGGGCGGGGATGGCTGACGCGGCACTATTGTTGTGGAACGCAGTTCCGACCGACGAAGACTTCGAAGCCGCGCGCAAGTGGGTAGACCAAGACCCTGCGGCCGAGAGTCTCAATCATGGAGAGCGCGAGGCGGCCTCCGTCGCAGCGGCGCACGGACTCGCCGCCGCCCGCACCCGAGCCACCCAAGCAGAAGAGGAGCGGGACGCGCTGGAGAAAATGGCGGGGCGACTGGCGGAGGCGCTACGCGACGCGTTGACGCCGGACCACACACTGAGGAAGCAGGACGAGAGACGTGCCGCCCTCGACGCCTACGACCGCATGCGTAAGGGGGCCCCCACCACACGAGAGGACGCAGACGAATGAAACTTCCGCAAGGATGGAAGTGGGGCCCGCCCGAGAACCCGCTGTTCGCCGAGCGTATCGGGGGAACTGACGCCGCCAACCTGACAGACGACGGCGAGTTGACCTGGAACGGCCGCGTACCAGACGGGGTGCGCCAGGCCGTCACCGCAAAGGCGAAGAGACTCGGCCGCCATGTTCGGGCCACACGAGAGGACGGGACGAGCGAGTGAGTGACGAGACCAAGCCACTGTGCCACCGCCACAACCTGTCCGGATGCGCCGTGTGCGTGTCGGCCGACGAGACCAAGACCGACCACGAGGCGGCGGGGAGACTGGCGGCCGAGATGGCGACCCGCGGAACGGGCACACCCGGAATAGTCAACCTCGCCCGCTGCTACCGCCAAGCCTGTAAGGAGCGGGACGAACTACGGCGCAGGCTGAAACAGGCGCGAGACCTGTACAACGAAGAAGACAAGCGCTCGGGACGCTACCGGGCCCAACACGACACCCTACGGGAGGAGCGGGACGCGCAGCGTGCCCGAGCCGAGCGGCTCACCCAGCTACTACGCGAGCACCATGCCTGCGGCGGCACATCGGGCGGACAGGTCGTCTGCGAGGTTTGTGTCGCCGTTGGGGCCCCGGAGGTCTCGAAAGTTTGACGAAACGATCCATGGGCGATGAACTCAGCCAGCGTCGGCGGTTTCAGGCCGCTTTGGATTATGCGGCTGTCGAGCACCCTGACGAGGAGCCGTCGGCGTGCGACAGGACCATCCGGCACCACGTCGCGGGCCAGGTCCACGGGGAGCCGGTCGGTGCAGGGCGGGAGCGGGAGCGGATTCTAAAGGCGTTGCGCGTGTTGGAGTTCGACTCGCATCAGTTTAGCACGCGCGGCTGCAAGACGTGCCGGCACGTGTCCGATGTGCTGGGCACTTCGTTCGGTTGCGTGGCGCTGGCCGAGGGGGAGGCCCCAAAAAGGTGACGAAACGATCCACACCGGACACCCCATGAAACTCTCCCCCGGCGACATCGTCACGATCAACGGCGAGCGCGTCACCGTGATCCGCCGCCGCTACGAATCGAACACATGGAACGGCCGGCCCTGTCTGTGCCTGGTCGTTGCAGACAAGTCGCAGCAGGAGTATGAGTACCGGATCGAAGTCGAGTCTACGACGCCATGAGAATGCGCCGGGTCTCGCGTTCGTACTGCTTGCGGCGGATCGACTTGAGCCGATACGAGGTACGCAGCTTGGCCACGCGATGATTGACCGCAGCCCTGATCGTCTTGTCACTGGCACCCATCGCTCGCATCGTTCGAATGGTCTCGCGGTACGCCGCGGTCTCGAGTGCCCAGCGGTAACGAGTACGCAGCCAGCGCGCAACAAATCGGGCATGCCCCAATCTTCGCCGCTGCCTGATATGAACTAGCTCATGCATCAGCACTCGAGCTTTCTTCGCGGTCGAATACTTGGGCCAACCCGCTTGTAGCCAGACGGTACGACGCAGTGTCGTCGCCCACTTCCAACCGCCCTTGAGGAGACCGGGCTTCGGTTGGAGTCGCCAGCCCATATAGATGATCAGCGCGGTTGCAACCTTCACGATTGCTGATGCATTGCTCGGGATTTTGTCGGCGAGATCGGAGCGGCGCCGCGCCTCGCGAATGTGTCTGCGCTTGAGTCTCATTGCTTCTCACCCAGGGGATCATCCGGATCGATGCCGACCGACTTCTGCAGAGTCTTATACTTCTCAGACTTTTTAGGCGGGCTGCTACCACGTCGACGCAGCAGCTGCTCGACCATGACTTCGGTTCGGACCGTACGGGCTCGGGTCGCCTGGTTCTCGACGCGCTGCTCGTCGACGTGCTCATCTAGCGACGAGTCGACCTCGCCGATCGAATCGTCAAGTCTGTTGATCTCGGAGTCGACATGATCCACACGCTCGGCAGCTTGTTCGACTTTGGCATCGGCCGCGATCTCACTGCGCACCCTATGCTCGACGCGTGACGTGTACCAACCGAACCCGGCAGCGACGATGGTAGCTGCTCCAACAACGAGCTTGAGATAGTTGCCGGTCCGCTTCGCTTTGTCGCTCCACTTGTCGGCCTCGGTCTGGGCGTTGTACTGGCCCTTGAGCGCGTCGGCGATCCCGGATCCGAAGTCGCCGGTTTCTTGCCGGTCTTCCCTGATCGCGGTTTTGAATGCTGCAACTAGATCGTCTTGAGTCATGTAGCTTTGTCCGTTACCTCGCCCGTCCCAGTTATGCAGTTACGTCCAGCGGCACGATGATGATCAGCGTAGTGATACGCCATGTCTTCGCTGCTTCTCCGTCGAACTCCAGGAAAAAATCTGCACCGTCGGTTGTGATCGAACTTGCAACTGCTGCCGCTGCAGAGTTGTTATTGTGTAAGGCACCAGTTCCGAATTCCAATCCTCCCGATGCCTGTAGCAGCGTGGAGTGTATCGCGGTGAATGTGCGTGTCGCATCGGATGAATCGACCGCCGATACCAGCGCGAACACATTGGCGCCGTCGTGCGGCAGCGTGAACGTGGCGTAGGTTTGGATTCCTGCACCAGTGATATTGCCGACAGCTGAGCGAATATCTATAAGGCGGGAATCTTCAGCGACACTGCCGTCGTGAGTCCTGATCCGAATGCGTGGATCTGTACCATCGGGCAAAATCGAAAGTGTGTTTTGCCTCCATATGACGTTAGATCCTGTGCCGCCGCTCTGCACGTCTTCGATCTCGATCACGCGCGAGCGAGTCGGGCCACCGGTTTCCCACGGCTCAATGAAGAGGATGTTGTCTCCGCCGGACTCATCCAACTCTGCGAGGAATCCGACTTCGTTGGCACTGTCCCGCGCAGTCGCATCGACACCGGTGAATCGGACGCTCCGCGCACGAAGCTCGGGCCAGGTCGGTAGCAGCGATTCAACATCGGTGATGTCGGTCCCATCGGTGACGACCTTCAGCACGTTGCGTAGACCAACGCCGGGAGCCGGCTCGCCTGCGGCTAGTGCTGTTTCGACGAATGTGATCAGCCCAGTGTCGCCACTGATCTGCAGATAGGTATCTTTCGAAGCGGTGAAAAGGCGGGAGTCGAGACCCTGATCCACAATCTGATCCGAATCGAAACCGAACCGTCGCAGTCTGCCTGATACGACCTTCAGCCACACCGAACCAGGCTGCACTTCACCTGTCAGCCCTGCGGTCTGCGTTACCCACAACGTGCCGCTACCTTCGGAGGGATCGTGCGGATGAAACTCGCCGGCCTTTCCACCCGCCTCTTGGAAAAATCCCGTAACCGGACCCATCAGCTGAATCGCGCTGAGGTTCTGAAACCGATTCCCCTTGCTCAGTTTCTGCCCGCTCAGCTCGATAAGATTTGCCAGCTCCTCTTGCCACGCATCAGCGATATCGTCGGTAACGACCGTCGCTGGAATGGTCGGGGGGCTACCCTCGGTGAAGCCGTCTTTGCCCGTGCCGAATTTGTCAATCTCCCTGGTTGCGTGATCGATCCTGTGCATTACGTGATCTCCAGTCCGAACGTCAGATGATTGTGCCCCGTTTCTTCGAGCAGGCACCGAAGTTGCTCATCGTCGGATAGCGTTGGCGGCCGCACACCGATCAGGGTCCAATGATAGACCCATGGCCCCTGCTGCAGCGCATCGCCCACCGCGGAAAAGCCGACCCGGAACGGGTTCGAATCTTCCCGGATGCTCACGACGGTGTAGCCGAGCCGCTCAGCGATCTCGATTAAGCTCGGGATCGAACTGCTCTGGCGCTTGGTGATCTGGGCGTATAGCGCATCGTTGCGTCCCTGAGATGTCAGCGGTGGACTCGGACAGTCGCCAGGTAGACCGGCGAACGCCTCCCATTCGCTGAGCAGTTCGCCCGTCGTGCGCACATCTGCCTCGCGCAGCAACGCTTCGGTCCGGCACTCAACGGTTCCATACTCGACGCCGAGCGCCTCGAGAAACGCGGTGATGGTGGCGTCACTGTCACGTGTCCAAGCAGGACCCGTCGGCAACAGGTTCTGAAGCA